ACGGTCGGGCGGCTGCCCGAGGAGCCGCGCGTGCTCCGTCGGCCGCTCGAACGGGTGGCCCCGTGACCGGCGCGTTCCTCGGCCTGCTGGCCGGGTGCGGGCTGCTGCTGGCCGCCAGCCGGCTGCCCGTGCTACGCCGGCCGCGGCTGGAGGACCGGCTCGGTCCCTATCTGCGTGACACACCCCGGCCGTCCGCGCTGCTGCTGGTCGGCCCGCCGACGGTGACGCCGTTTCCCACCCTGGAGCGGCTGCTGGCGCCGAGCCTGCGCGGTCTCGCCGGCCGCGCCGACCGACTGCTGGGCGGCTCGGCGAGCCTGCGGCGTCGGCTCGAGCAGGCCGGGTCACCGCTGACACTGGAGCAGTTCCGGACGGAGCAGGTGGCCGCCGCGGCGGGAGGCGTGGCCGCCGGGGTGGCGCTGCTCGTGCTGCACGCGTCCGCCGGCGTCGGGCCGGGGCCGGCGACCGGCCTGGTGCTGACCGTCGGCCTGGGACTCGCCGGCGTAGTCGGCCGGGACGCGCTGCTGGGTCGGGCCGTGTCGCGTCGATCGGCCGCGATCGCCGCGGAGCTGCCGACCGTCGCGGAGCTGCTGGCGCTGGCCGTGGCCGCCGGTGAGGGTCCGGTCGGAGCATTGGAGCGGGTGGTCAGTCTGTCCGGCGGCGAGTTGGCTCGTGAGCTCGGTCGTGCGCTCGGCGACGCCCGGGCCGGCGCGACGCTTCTCGCGGCGCTGTCCGGCGTGGCCTCCCGCACCGACGTGCCGGCCGTGGCGCGCTTCGTCGACGGGCTGTCCATCGCCATCGAGCGGGGAACCCCGCTGGCCGACGTGCTGCGCGCGCAGGCCGTGGACGCCCGGGATGCCGGCCGGCGGCAGCTGCTCGAGGCCGGCGGTCGCAAGGAGATCGCGATGATGGTCACAAGCGTGCGCGAAAGACCATCCTGCGTGCCGTGCTAGCGACCACCTTGCGGCTTGCGGCGCTGGCGCCGATAGCGTCGACACATGGCGGATGCCGACTCGGTAGTTGAGCTGCAAGAACGCCTCACCCGGGTAGGAGTGTCCGTGCCGTTGGCGACGCACGGCCTCCGACGGCTGGTTGTACTGCTCGCCGGTGAGGAGATCGTCTACCTCGACGCGCACGGGCACGGCACGGGCTTCAACCGCTCCAGTGGCGAGGTGGTCGTGTTCACGCCCACCCGGGTCCTCCACCTGCTGGTGACGGACGCGCCTCAGGCGCCGGAGGACACCCCGTCTGCCCATCCTGAGCAGACGGCGGACGTCGATCACCTTCGGCGCGCCAAACTGGGACGACGATGTGGTCGACTCAGACGCGCCCTGGATGCACTCCGACGGCACCCTGCCCCACAGCGTGCCCTTGCGCCTCACGTACGCGGGAAGCAGTGGACCCGCTGGTCCTGCCCTTGCCGGGCGCGGCGCAGGCATTCGGGCGGGCGGCGGAGGACAGGATGCAACTCCTACACGGTCTGGTCGGCGACCTGGTGGCCATCTAAAGGGGCCATGCTGGGAGTCGCCGGACCGACTGCGCCTCCGTGGGTGTAGTGCCACGATCCAGGCCATGGCCCGACGGCGCAGCATCCTGTCCTCCGTTCAGCGTGACTCCTACCGCGCTCAGCCGGGCGACCGGGGACGTGCGGGCCGCGCAGCGCGGGCGGCTGGTGCAGCGGCTGGTGCGCCGCCGGATCACCCGAGGGTTGTTCCGCTCCCTCGGGCTGTAGGGACCCTTCCGGGCGGCCCGGCGTCGGCCTCGACATAACGGGGGCCGGGCTGGGCGCAGGTACGGCGGCCCCGGGAATCTGGGGCCTCTGGCCGTCCTTCGGTCCCCGCTCGCCGTGTCTGTGCTTGGCGGCGGCGGGGTGGCGTTGACGCCCAGCCCGGCAGGATCAGGTGGCCTAGTAGGACGGGCTGACGAGGCCGCTGCCCTGAATCAGGCAGATGCTGGACAGGTAGCGCAACGGCTGGGCGGACAAATAGGAGTAGCAGCGGTACAAGACGCCCAAACTGTCGGCGAATGTTTGGGTGATGGCCTCCATGCGGGGCGGGACCATCTCCCAGAGGTAGAGGTCCTCGGCCCGCAGGACGAGGATCACGTCCTGGTTCGTGCCGGCCCCGAGGTTGGTCGGGATGTTCGCGTCGAGCACCACCGGCAGGTTCATGATGCTGCCGGCGTAGGACTGCGCGGCGACGCCCTCCAGGACGCCCACCGGGTTGTACGCGCCGTCGCTCGGCAGGATCAGCGGGCGGTTCTGGCCGTCGAACTGGGCGAGCATCCAGGCCCACCGGCGGGGGTGCATCACGATCACGCTGGGCGGCAGGAACCGCGTCGTGGTGATGGTCTGCACGGCCTGGGCGAGCTTGCTGTAGAGCTTCCCGGTGCCGGCGAGCGCGGGGGCAGCGTCGGTGTAGACGACGGTGGGCACCGCGGGGACGTTGAGCAGCCCCAGCACCTGCCCGGTGCCCCCGGGGCTGCTCAGGGCGAGCTGGTCGACCTGCTGCGCGTACGCGGCGGAGAGGTCCCCGAGGATGACCTCGTCGAAGTTGATGCCGCTCTGGTCCAGGAGCTGCTGGGAGACGACCTGCTTGCCGCCGACCGTGACGATCGCCGAGGACAGGCTCGAGGTCGTGAGATCCGTGGATGCCAGCGCCGTGTTTTGCGTGGACTGGATCGCCACCGCGGTGCCGGTCAGGACCTTGGGGATGACGATGCTGCTGACACCGGAGGGCAGGTCCTGCTTGGTGAACAGGTCCGCGGTGACCCGGCCGGGCCGGGCCAGCCGCACGAACTGCTCGAGCAGGTAGCCGGGCGGGGCGAAGTCGCCACCACTGCCTGCCGTGGCGTTCGTGTTGCCCAGCGCCCGGTGCTCGAGGCCCTGCTCGGCCTCGTTGCGTCGCAGCCGCTCCCAGGCAGCCGGGTCGCCGGTGATCCGGGCGCCGACGAGGTCCCGGAAGAAGCTGACCTCGCCAGGGCCGGCGTTGGCCCGGTAGACCCCGCCGTCGAGAGGGCCGGCGCTCCACGTCCCGCCGTTCGGGCGCTGCAGGGCCATGACTGGCGCAGCGGCGGCCATCCGGGTGGCCTGCTCCTGTAGCTCGTGGATCCGTGCGTCGAGCTCGGCGATGCGGACGCGGCCGGCGTCGTGCTCGCGGCGCTCGGAGGCGTGCAGCCCGCGGTTCTCGGAGACGGCAATGTCGAGCGCGTCGCCCATGGCCCGGTGCAGGGCGGCGCGGGTGGCGCGCACCTGGTCGATGAGCGGGGTGCCGGCGAGTGCCGCGGTCGAGGTCGGCTTGAGCATGTCGCGCAGGCTGGTGGGCACGAGCGGTCCTCCAGATCATCGGAATGGGCATAGCGGGGCTGGCCCGGCGGTGCGGAGCACTCACACCCGGCGCAGGTCCTGCTGGCCCTCATCCCGCCGCGGAGCGACACGGGACGACGCGCCCCTTGCGGGGAGCCCGGCTGACCTGCATCCATCATCACCCCGGAACACCTTCCTGGCAAACGGCCGCGCCGGTCACAGCCACTCCTGCGGCACGCCGTCGGTGGCCTCGAGCTCGTTAGCGGCCTGGTCCCTGGTCGACAGGGCGGTGAAGGCGGCAGCGGCCAGCTCACGGGCGAGCGCTGCGCAGAGCATGTCCGCTGCCGGGTCGCCCAGCGGCTCGGACAGCTCGGCCATCACAGCGAGCGTGGCCGGGTCGCCCACGGCGGTGTAGGCGCCGACGAGGTACGTGCTCGGCGCGTCCGGAGTCGACGTCGGCTCGCTCAGCGCCAGGCTCAGCGCGGCGAACAGCACGCTGCGCGGGTCCTCGTCCGCGTGGTGCAACTCGCCGGCCTCCATGAGCAGCCGGCGGGCGGTCTCGACGTGCTCCGGGCTGGCGGCGTCCACGGCGGTGCGCAGCTGGGGGGTCATGTTGGGTCCTCTCGGTTGGGTGATGGTGCGTGGACGCTTGCGACGGTCGCGGAACGGTCGGAACCGCCGTCAGGACGGGAATCTGGCGGCTTAGCGTCCGTTCCCGTCCCGGGACACAGCTCGGGGGGAGACGCCGTTCACTGCGGGGTCCATAGGCCCTGCGACCTAAAACTTCCGATTGCTCCCACGCTCACCACCGCAGCGACGTGGTGCCCTCGGTGGGTGCCGCTGCCCAGCGCGACGCCGCTCGGTGGCGTGGCACGGCAGGGCGGCGCTGGTGGCACCACCGGTGCACGGCACGCAGGTTGTGGCGGTCGTAGGGGTCACCGCCGAGGGCCAGCGGGTGGATGTGATCGACCTCCGTGGCCCACGGTGTGGCCCGTGGCTGCGAGGGGTCGAGCTGCCCGCCACACAGCGCACAGGACGACTCCTCACGCAGCACCTGGGCGCGGACGTGGCGCCACGCAGCGGTCGCGTCACGTCCCGGTCGTGAGGTCATCGGCCCGGCCTCCTTGGTAAAAACGCCATGTGTGTAAGCCGCTCACTGCGGGGGTCCATAGGGGCTAGTGGATCAAGAAACCCGAGGACGTCCCTGAGACGCCTGCAGCGTGCGCCCGGTGGGCGCTGCGCTTCTGGGCGGCATGTTGCTGTGGGCCCCGTGGTGACCTGCCTGGCAGGCGGGTCTGGTGGCACTGCCAGGAGATGCGCTGCCCCTCTCGACCGGCTGTCCGGCTGGCAGCGGGGCGTGCCGGCGGCCCCCCCGGGGGTCAAGGACTCGGGCCCCTCCAGCGCCCGCATCCTGCGTCTCAGAGAGACGGTTTTGACCCCGGGCGTCCATGGCTGTCGCAGGTGAAGAACGGTGGCTCCGCGCTGCGCCACCAGGCAGGGCCTGCACAGCAGAACAGGCGGGTGGCCGGCACGGGCCACCACCGCACGGGCAGGGCGGTCGCAGCCCGTCACGGTGCACGGGGTGGTCGAGCCGACGGCGTCCGGCATCACCGGTCGTACCCGACGGCGGCCCAGCGGTTCTCCGGCTGGGACAGGTCGATAAGGCGGGCCTGGTGCAGCTCGAAGATGGCGGCGTCCACGTCGTCAGACGGGCGTGCGGGCGTCGCGGGCGTCGGACACGCACCTACTCCCTCGCGCGTCCCTCCCTCTTCCTTCCTCTCGACGTAGTCCAGCCCGTCGTCCCCGACCAGCCGGAGGGCACCCCCTGGTGTGTCCGTGACAGCCGTGACAGCCGTGACGGGGCCTGCAATGACGGGCGGGACAGGGGCCGCCGCGTCCGTGACGAGCGTCGCCGTGTCCGTGACAGCCGTGACAGGACTGCCCGTCGCGCCGGGGCTGGTCACGCTCGTCACGGCTGTCACGGTCTCCTTAGGGGGTAGGGCGCCGGGCGGCGGCGGCAGATACCGCGCCCACAGGTCGCGCAGGTCGGCCAGTCGGTAGCCCCGCGCGGGCGGCTCCGCCGGTCGGGGACGCTCCGCCGCCGGCCGCACGTCGTACGCGGCCAGGAACCTCGCCAGCTTCCGGACGTCCAACGGCTTGCCCCTCAGGTCCACCCAGGGCGCCTCCTCCAGCCCCAGCAGCCCGTCGACCAGCTCCGCCGAGGGCACCAGGTACCGGTCGTCCGTGCCGAGCAGCGCCCGGGTGTCCGCGAGCAGCCGCAGCCGCAGGCTCCCGCCGTCCGGCCGCTGCCCGGAAGCGAGCAGGGACAGGCAGGCGGTGCGCGCCTGGGCGGGCCAATGCCCGCCGGCAGCATCGGCCAGCGCGACGAGCGGCTCCCACACGTCGGCCGCCCGGTCCGCCACCCCGTCGGGTAGGTCCGGCTCTGCTCCGTCGAGCCGGTCCCGCTCGGCGAGCACCGCAGCGGCCAGCCGGTCGCGAAGCGGCTCCAGGCCACGCCCGTCCCGCTGCCGGAACGGCGTCACCTGCTCGTGTGGGCCCCGGCGCCGCAGCCGTACGACGACGGCCCGGTCGAGGATTGTGTCGGGCAGGTCCCCGATCCCCGCCAGCGCCGCGGCGGCGTAGGCGGGGAACTCCTCCACCTCCGGCGGCTTGCGCTCGGCGTTGACGCGCAGGGTGGTGGCCCCCCGGCGGTGCCCGGCGTTGAGCAGTGCGCGCAGGTCCTCGTGCGGGCCGGCCTTCGCGCCGAAGATCGCGTCGGCCTCGTCGACGAGCAGCGTCGGCGGGGGCTGCCGCGAGGTCAGCCGGTAGAGCGCCGCGGCGCTGGCGTTCGTGGTGTGCCGCGGCGCTCGCGCGAGCCGCTCGAGAACCTCCAGGGTGCGGGTCTTCCCGGACCCCTTCTCCGGCGACAGCAGGGCCAGCCTGGGCGTGCTCTCCGCCCACTCCACGGCATGCGTGTGCGCGGCCCACAGAGCCACCGCGTGCCGCGCCTCAGGGGAGGGGAACGCGACGTAGCGGCCGAGCACCGTGTCGACCTCGTCGAGCACGTCACCGAGTGCAACCGCGGCGGTCACGTCCGGTCCCCGGCCGCTTGCCGTGGGTGCCGGCGGGCGAAGTCCTCGCGCTCAGCCCGCGTCATCCCCCAGGCGTCCAACGGCTCCGGCAGCGGCAGCCCCAGCAGCTGCGAGCACTTCTGCAACGAGGCGAGCACCGGCACCGGGTCGGGGCCCTCGACCTCCAGGGCGCGCGCCGGTGCGACCCACTCCACGAACGCACGCTCAGCGTCTCCGTGCAGCCGTGCAGCGTCGCCGTGCAGCACGAGGCGGACCAGCAGGTCGGCTGGGTCGGCAGGCAGGGCCAGCGGCAGCCGGTCGTCCCAGGGCCGACGCACGTCCACCCGCACAACGGCGCGGGCGGGTGGGAACACGGGGACACAGGCGAGCCGCCGGTGCGCCCGGGCGGCCGTTATGTCATGCTGGCCGCGGTCCTGCTGCCTGCCCGGCCTGCTGACCTCGACGACTGCCGCCCTTGTCCGGGGGCGGCTTTCGTCTGCCAGGGGTGGCGCGCTCACTCGGCGGCGCCGGTCGTCGGGCGTGGGTTCAGCAGGCCGATGATGGCGTCGCGCTGCTCACCAGTCAGCGCTGGTGCGATCTCGACGACCTCGGCGACGTACTTGGCCAGGCGGGCCGCGTAGTAGTCGCGGCGCAGCAAGTCGGCCTGCGCCCGCCGCTGCGGGTCGTTGGGGTGCTTGCTTGCCGTTCGGCTTGCGCGGCCGATGGCGGCTCGCAGCTCGGCAGGCGTCTTCTGGACTTCGGGCACGGTGCGCCAACCCTCCGGGGGTAGCGCGCTTGCCCGAGCGTCAACCGGCGATGCCCCCGCTGGGGGGTCGACTGTGCAGGTGGTCCCGCGTTCGTGTGTGCTGCGGGGCCGGCGTGCCGAGTCGGAGGCGTGACTGTAGTTGTGGGATGAGGTTAGCCAGCCTCGGCGGTCGACTGCACCTCGACGCGCCGTACGTCGACGCGCACTGGCCTGCCGATCTTTGGCCGGCAGTGCTGCAGCTCGTGCAGCACGAGGTCTCCACTGATCGTGTGCGTGTGCGCGCTGCAGACGACGACGTCCACAGCACCCTCAGCGAGGGGGAGTGCCCGCGGCGCCGAGCGTTCTGCTCGTGTTTCGCCTCCCGCGTAGTGGCGGGTGTCTGTGCGCACAGCGACAAGCCTCGGTCCACCAATGACGTGCCCGACGACCTCGCGGCCGCACTGCAGCGTCAGCAGGGCCGACGCGCTGTGCTCGGCGCCCCGCAGGCTGGCGTGCTGTCTCGGGATGCTCACTTCCACACCATCTGTACCTGCTCGGGTGCGAAGCGGGCGCCCTTGCCGACGGGTAGCACCGTGGCTGTCAACAGGCAGTCGACGACCGCGCGGCGTCGGGACAGCGGGAGGGCATGCCAGGCAGCAGCCAGGTCCTCGGCCCGCACGAGGTCGCCGAGGACGTCGGCGCGGGTCGTGGCGGGCTGGCGGGCCTCCACGCCATCGAGACGGGCGCGCAGGTCGGCGGTGATGGTGCGCAGCTGCGCGGCGCTGATCTCCCCCGCAGCGAACATGCCTGCGGCCGCATCCAGCCTTGCCCGCAGCGCCGCGGACTCGGCCCGCAGCTTGGCAGCGTCCTCGCCCCGGTCGTCGACCAGCAAGCCGCGAGCGTCGGGCAGAGACAGGCGGGCAAGCACCGCTGCGACGACTACTTCGTCGACAAGATCGAGTCGGCGGCCGAGGTGCTGGGTGCGGCAGCGGTAGATCATCCAGGCCCGCCCATTGGGGGTCTGCGCACTGCTGGCGTACATCTTCTCGCCGCACTTCCCACAGATCAGCATCCCGGAGAGCAGGTATTTCCGAGCGTTGCTCGGCGATAGTCGCCGTGCTGGGTTCGTGAGCAGCGCCACGAGGGCCTCGTGGGTGCTCGGGTCAAGTACGGCAGCCCATTCCCCGGCGCCTATGTCCGTCCCCTGGTAGGTGTTCCTGCCGGCCATCCGGGGGTTGACCAGGAGCCGACGCAGGGTCGTCACGGTCCACGATGAGCCGGTCGAGGTGACCTCCCCGGCGGCGTTCAGGCCGGCGACGACGTGTCGCAGGGACGTACCCCCGAGGACGTCGCGGGCCGCTTGTCGCAACACACCGGCCTCGGTGACGTCGAGCTGCGCTCCGTCGGCGCTGTAGCCGTACGGGCGCCGGCTGAATCGGGGCGCCCCGGCCTCGGCGCGTTGGCGGTTGGCCCGGCGCTGCCGCTCGCCCTTCTGCTCGACTTCCCCCTGCGCCACGCTGCCGAGGATGCGCGCGACGAGGCGTCCGTGCGGGGTGCTCAGGTCGAGGTCGCCGCTCTTCACGGTAGCCACGGCGGTGCCACGGCCCTCGACGACGGCGACGAAGCCCAGCAGGTCGTCGAGGCGGCGGTGCAGTCGGTCGCTGGCCCAGGCGACCACCGCGTCGACCCTGCCGGCCTCCACGTCGGCGAGCATCCGCTGGTAGGCGGCCCGTGGCTTGCGCTTGCTGGCGCTGACGTCGTTGTCCTCGTAGACGCCCGCTACGGACCACCCGCGAGCTGTCACCAGAGCCGTGCAGTCCTCTCGCTGACGAGCCACTGCGGCACCGTCACCGGCGCGGTCAAGGGACTGTCGGACGTAGATCGCTGCGCGCATGACAGAAGGGTACTACATAGACGACCGGAGTCCCGGTTGTTTTTCTCATCCTGCCCGTGACGGTCGTCTTCGCCTTCTATCCCGGCATCGTCGGCCTGTCCCTCGTCGCCAGCTGAACGGCCCGTAGAACGCCCGCCATGCCCACCACCCGAGAAGGAGTGCGACGTG